AAGGGGCTGCACTGGTCCGCGCATCGGTGGCGAAAGCAAAGGCGGCAGTCGGATGACCGAAAAGCAGATTGCAGACGCTTTGCGCGCGCACCTCGCAGGCACACCGGACGCCGCGCCTATCTTGTTCGAGAACGCGCCGGGGATCTGGGATGGCAGCAAATACGCCGCGCCGGTCGCGCCATTCTGGGCCGTGTCGATGGTCAAGACGCCGCCTGAGCGGATCGGGCTGGCAGACGCTCATATCATGCGCGGGCGGCTTGTCGTGGCTGTGATGGCGAAAGAGGGCGATACGGACGGCTTCACAGAGACCGCGGAGACACAGGCGGAACAGATCGTCTCCCGGTTCGCAGCCGATAGAGACCTGATCGCAGGCGATGGCATCGTGACGATCAACGACGAGCCGTATCACGACGAAGGATACCGAGACGGTGCCTATTGGCGCGTCAACGTCCACGTTCGTTGGACGGCAATCAAGCAATAGGAACCTCGACATGACCAAGAAGAAAACAACCGCCCCGGCGGAACAATTGCCCGTTGCCGAAGCGCCGGAAGGTCCGATCACAGGCGCAAGGCTAATCCGCATACCGCGCGGTGATCAGCGGTTTCCGGCTGCGATCTACAAAGGCGAAGCGCCAGCTAAGGGCAGCGAGATCGTTTTGAAGATGGACAACGGCACATCCTATTCCGGCATCGTCCACGACGCGACGGACGCGGACGGCGAAGTGCTGGTCGAGTTTCGCGACGGGCTGACGCCTGTTGCATAGAAATAGGTCAGCCCGACCTATCCCGGCCTGACGGCCACCCAGAGCCATAAAGGAGAACCACATGGCACTACAGCAAGCGGTCGGCATCACGGCTGGCATTTCCACGACGCTTCCGGCGACGCATGACGCCGCAGGCTTCGGTGCGTTGACGTTCACGGCAATCGGCAAGCTGAACGCGGTCCCCGACATGACCGGCGAGCACGACATCGCCAACTTCGACAACCTGTCCACGGGCGAAGAAGAGAAGTTCGCTGACGTGTTCCGCGCTGGCGATGGGATGCTTTCGGTCGGCCTGGACTACGACGACACCGGCCAGACGGCGATTGAAGGCGCAGTTGGCACCAAGGTCGCGTGGGAGTTCACGCTCAAGGATGGCACTGTCTACTATCGCAACGGCATCGTGCGTTCGTTTAAACCGATGGGTTTTTCGACGGGCAATGTCGTGATGGCCGACGTCTCGGTCGCGTTTGAGAAGACCAGCGTCAAAGTCGACGCCACCTGATTCCCGCGCGGGATAGGGGCGGCGCGGTCGGTGACGCCGTGTCGCCCCGCAAATCAAAGTCACCAGTCACCAACGCAAAGGAAAGTTCACCATGTTTGCATTCAAGGACACGAAAAAAATCTGCGACGAGGGCGCATGGGTCCACATCAAAGACGGGCCGCGTCGTGCGTATCTCACTGGGGAAGACGGCACCCCCGACGAAACCAAGCCGGTGCGCATCAAGGTGCTTGGCCCGGACAGCCCCACGCTGCAGTTCAAGGCACGCAAGCGGGTTGCGGCACGGATCAAGAAATCCGGCGGTTCTTTCGACATGGGCAAGATGAGCCAGCTTGAAATCGAGGCTTTCCTTGAAGAAAACAGCGGGGCCGAAAGCGAGAACTGGGCAGACGCCACGGTCGCTTGGGAGAACATCCCGGACGGTTCCGGCGGCGTTGTGGAGTTCAGCCCAGGCAAGGCCGAGGAGCTTTATGGCCAATATCCGGCCATCGTCCGCCAATTGAAGGACGAGGCGGGGGAGATCGACGATTTTTTGGCGCTCGCCGAAAAGAGCTAAGACTTTACGCGCAAACCTTGGGCTGGTGGCACGGTTCGGACAACGACAACGGCGATCAGGCCCGCGCGCGTGTCAATGAAATTTCCTTGCCGCCAACGCCCAAAGCGGCATTGCTGGTCCACTATCTGCAAGATGCGGGGCTGCGAGACAGCGGGGCGGCGGGCATGGTTCCGCTTTCCCCGCAAACGCTCACTGCCTGGGCGCAAGGCACTTGCACTGACCTGGGTCCGATTGATTATCAGGACATCCTGGACGCCAGTCGGGTCTATGTCAGTGCGTATCACGAATACAATGGCAAGCCGTTCCCGCCACCTTGGGAGCCCGACATGACGCCTGAGCAGGTGGCCGACGCGATCAAGGCGCAGCAGCGCGCGATGGATCGTGCAATGGGCTTGGTGGGGTAAGGCCCGCGCCAAAGCGCAGCACTAAAGCAAAACAGTATGCCTCAATTCCAATTACTTTCGCGGAGCGCTTGTTCATGACCGATATCGCGACACTCGGCCTGAAAGTTGACAGCACGGGCGTAACGCGCGCGACCGATCAGCTTGGCAAATTCGGCAAGGAAGGCAAAAAGGCCGAGGGCGTTGCGGGGAAGCTCGGCAAGACGGGAAAGGCGGCTTTCGGCGCAATGGCTGTGGCGGCGGCAGGTGCGGTCGCTGCCATCGCAAGCATCGGCTCGGCTATCTCGGTCATTCGGCAATTTGAGACCAGCATGTCACAGGTTGCGGCGGTCACAGGCGCGACGCGCGGCGAGATGGAGGCCTTGCGTGATGTTGCCAAGGAACTTGGGTCTACGACCGAGTTCTCGGCAGCACAAGCAGCAGACGGCCTTAAATTCCTCGGCATGGCGGGCTTTGACGCGTCCGAAAGTATCGCAGCGATCCCCGCCGTCCTGGACCTTGCTACGGCGTCGTCAATGGGGCTGGCGCAAGCCGCCGACATTGCGTCCAACGTCCTGAGCGGCTTCGGACTTGAGGCGGGGCAAGCGGGGCAGGTTGCGGACGTTCTGGCCGCTGCGTCTTCGCGTGCAAATACGGACGTTTCACAGCTTGGCCGGGCCATGTCTACCGTTGCGCCAATTTCTGCCGCGCTGGGCATCGACCTTGCCGACACGGCGGCGGCTATCGGCGTAATGTCAGACGCTGGCATTCAGGGGGAGCGGGCTGGAACCGCACTTCGCGCCGTTTTCGCGTCTCTGGCCGGTCCCACGTCTCAGGCGCAAGAGGCGCTGGCCAAGTATGGTCTGACAGCAGCGCAGGTGAACCCGGAGACGCATTCACTCACGGAAATCTTCGGGGTCTTGCAAGAGCGCGGCCTTTCTACTGCGGATGCGATGGCAATCTTCGGGAGGGAGGCGGCAAGCGGCGCGCTCGTCCTGGCGGAAGCGTCGGGCAGGGTCGGCGAATTTGGTGACGAATTGCGCGAGGCAGAAGGTGCGGCGTCTGACATGGCGGGGGTCATGCGTGATAACCTCGGCGGGTCGGCGAATGAGGCCCTTTCTGCGCTGCAGGGGCTGGCTATAGCCATTGGTGAGGCGGGCCTGACTGCGGTGCTTAGGGCGGGGCTGACCGCCGTGACAGCCTTGGCGCGCGGCCTTACTGACATTACCACATCGGTCACAAGTTTCTTTGCGGCGTTCCAAGGAAAAGACCAAATGCAGGCGGCGTTTGAATCTGCTACTGACAACGTGACAATCGCGCTCGGGGATCAAATCCGGCAACTTGGGCGGCTTCAACAGGCCATGACGGAAAACGGCGCTGTGAGCATTTCAGTTGCGAAAATCCGCTTGGCCGAGGCAGAGGCGATCCGCGAGGTCATCGCGGCTGAAAAGGCGCAGCTTGTTCAGAAAACGCTTCTGAACGCAGGCTACGGCGATCTTTTGGGAAGGATTGAGGCAACCCGCGCGGCGATGCGTGGAATCAATGCTGGATTGTCTGAGGGCGACGGTGCGGCCGCGATGCAAGTCGAAAGCTACCGTCAGCTTGAGAAAACGATGGTTGCGCTTTTGGAGGATCAGCAAGCCATGCTCGCAAGTGCGCGCGAAAATGTCAGCCTAAGCGCAGAACAAGAGCAGGCGCTCGTGGACGCGGAAGCAGCGGCGGCGACGCTTCGAACCCAGATCGAAAATATGGGGGACGGCCTTGTTCTTGTGAATGGTCAGTGGGTGGAGGTCGCATCCCTTTCCGACAGGACCAGCGCAAGCGTTTCAGGCATCAACTTTTCAACTGCAATTGCGGGCGCGGAAGGCCTCGCGGATCGCCTTGGCGTCTCTCTTGGTTTGGCGCGGGCAATTGCTGTTACGGTCGGATCATCGCAAACGCCCGACGAGGTTTTTGACCCGCGTTCGTCACGCTTCAACCCCGAGCTTCAAAAGGCTGCGAACCGGGAAGCCGAACTTGCGCGGCTTCGGGAAATGTTTGAGGCTGAAAACGCGGCGGCGGCAAAAGCGGCGGCATCGGTTGGTAAGTTTTCTTCAGCAGCAGGCGGCGCCGCAAAAGCGGCTGGTGGCGCCGCAAAAGAGGTCGAAGACTTTGCCGACGAAATCCAGCGGCTCGAATTTGACGCGGACCCGCTCAAGAAATACAACGCGGGAATCGCTGATCTGGACAAGCTTTTGGAAAATGGCTTGTCCGATGGCGCGTATCAGAAAGCCGTGGCTGAACTGAACGAAGAATTTGTCAGGACGAGCCCGATCCTGTCGGACGTAAACGACGCTTTCGGCCAGATGGTCGATTATGCTTTTGGCGGCTTCAAGGACGGGATGAAAGGCATCTGGAACATCTTTGTTGACACGTTGAGGCAGATGGTCGCAACGGCGGCCAAGACGCAAATCACGTTTGGCCTCGGCATGTCCGGCGGCGGTATAGGGCAGGCGCTGGGCGGTGGCGGCGGCATCTTCGGCAAGGTGCTTGGCTCATTCGGCAATCCCGGCGGTGGGGGCGTCCTCGGCGGCCTCGGCGGTCTGTGGCAAGGCATCTCGGGTGGCTTCTCCTCGGGCGGGATCGGTGGTGCAATCAGCGGTGGGTTCGGCGCGATCAGCAAGGCGATTGGCGGTATCGGGTCAGGTCTTGGCGGCGTGACGGCTGCCCTCGGGGCCGTGGCGCCCATTGCCCTCGGGGCCTTCGCCCTGAGCAGCGCCTTCAAGCGGAAGTTGAAAGGCTCCGGCATTCAGGGGACTTTCTCTGGCGCCGATGGCTTCACCGGCGAGACTTTCAAGCGATACGGCGGCAACTTGTTTTCGGGGGCCAAGACGAAAACCGGATCGTTGGACGATGACCTTGCCGCAGAATTGCAGCGCACCTACGCCCGACTTGTTTCGGACACGCAAGACTTCGCGACGATCTTCGGCCAATCCGCTACTGATTTCAGCGCGTTCAGCACCGACTTCAAGATCAATCTGAAAGGCCTGAGTGAGCAAGAAGCAGCGGACAAGATCGCGGCGAACTTCGGCAAGATCGAAGATGCTTTGCTCGGGTTTGCGTTCGGGGAAGCGACGGTCGCGGCCCTTGGCGGGATCGAAGGCTTCAAGGAGGCCACAAGTTTCTATTACGAGAATTTCTTCACCGAGCAAGAGCGGCAACAGCGCGAAGTGGCTAAGGCGACTGCTGTCCTTAACGACGAATTTGCCATCCTGGGGCTGGCGATCCCGCGCACGACCTCGGAGTTCCGTAAGTTGGTCGAGGCGCAAGACCTCGCCACGGCGGCGGGGCAGCAGAATTTCGCGGCACTCATGGGCGTGGCCGACGAGTTCATCACGGCAAGGGCTGTGGGCGCGGCGGGCGGCACCGCGCAATCCTTCGGGCAGCAATCCAGCGACAGTTTTCAAAACGTCTGGGGCATGACCCGATCCGATTTCCACAAGTCGGGCATGACGTGGGACGAACTGATTGCGCAGAAGAACGCGCCGCCTCCGCCAAAGGAAAGCACCGAGCGCGGCCCGGACGTGCAGCAGCGGGGCAAGATGATCGACCTCTTGGGAGGCGTGGAGACGCAAATCATTCAGTTGCGCGTGGGAATGGCTCAGTTGGTCAAGATCAACCGAGACTGGGATATAAGCGGCACACCGGGGACGAGGACGTAAGATGCGGATTATGGTTCCCATGGGCTACAAGCGCGGGCAATTGCGCGCGTCATCGCTGTCCTATTCCTATGATGAGTGGTTTTCAGACGTGACCTATAACGGAACCACGATCATTGATATCGCCGATGACATGAACCTGTGGAGCGCGGTTTCGACTGTGTTCGAATGGAACTCTAAGAGCTCCGCATATTATGCGCGCACATTTCGGGAAGGCAAATTCGGGGCATCCACAGGGCAAGACCCCAGAACACGGCCCGCAGGCGACCCGTGGGACTTTCAAGCCACACTCGATTACTCCACGCTGCCGGAAAAGTGGTGGGCGTTTGACGGGACGGTCAGGCAGGCGACGGGATCGGGCGATCTGACATATCAGATGGTGATCGGCGAGACGATCAACTGCATGTGCTTCACCGGGCTACAGGACGCCACAAGCGTCAATGTCACGATGACCGACGGTGTCACAGAGGTCTACAATCAGACAAAGACGCTCACGAGCACGGATTTTCCGGGCGTGCAACTGTCGCTGGCCGCATTCACCGATCTGCCCGATTACCCGGACGCCACGATTGACATAACCGTGGCAGGCACCGCGCCGAAACTCGCGCGCGTCCTGTGGGGCTATGCCATAGAAATCGGGTTCGCGAAGGAATCCCTTGAAGTCGGTTATGCGAACTATGCGAGCTACACGGACGGGGTCTTGTCGTCCAACGCGCCGCGCGCGAATGTCTCGGGCGTAATCGTGGTGCCGGTCGAAAATGTGGAAATGGTGCGCGAGCTGATGGCCAGCAACGGGCTAGTGCCTATCGTCGCGATAGGCCGGGACAGCGGCGGAAACGGCACATTCGCGTATGGGTTTACGCGGAGTTTTGAGGTATCAGTGCGCATGGGCGTTCATGCGATATGCAGCTTCGCACTATCCGGCGTCGATGAGGCGCTACAATCAAGCTAAGAGGAAAACAACATGGCATGGATTTTTGACTGGTTCGGACGCGACAACCTTTTCGGAACGGAAAGCAATGACTGGATCTGGGGCTTTGGCGGGAATGACTTCATCAGCGCGGGCGGCGGCAATGACCGCGTGAGCGCGGGCAGCGGCAATGACACGATGATCGGCGGTCTTGGCTCGGACAGCTTCAATGGCGGCTCGGGCGAAGACGTGGCAATCTACAGTGGCAACGTGCAGGATTTCCAGATCGCGCTCGGCGTGCAGCCCGTCCCGGCCGACGGCAACGTCACGATCAAGGACATGGCAGGCGACCAAGGCACCGACTTGCTGACCAATGTCGAACGCGCCGAGTTCGACGGCTACACGCTTTACATGGACGGCACCAACAACGCGGTGATCGCCAATGACGACGACGGGATCGAAGCGGTGGAAGATGTGACGCTCGCCATTGCGGCGGACGGTCTCACGGCCAACGACTTCAACGTCGACGGCGATACGCTGACCATCACGAGCGTCCAGAATGTCGCGGGGGGCACTGTGACCCTGAATGGCGATCAGATCGAGGTCGAGGGCGGCGTTGGCCAGATCACCTTCGAATACACCGTGAACGATGGCAACGGCTCCACCGACACTGCAATGGTTACCGTTGACGTCGTGGCCGCACCGGAAGAGCCGCTGATCGTGCTTGACGCCTGATCACGGGACGAGGGACAGGCGGGGCGGCAAACGCCCCGCCGCACAACTATAGAGGACCAAGACATGGCGTGGCAAAGCACAGCAGAAGTAATCAGTGGGCCGGGATACCGCGCCGTGCTGGAAGTCGAGGCGAATGGCGGAACCGTCACGCTTCAATTTCAGGATGATGCGGGGAACTGGATCGCCATAGATGATGGGGTGTTTTCCGCAGACACTCGGAAAATCGTTGAGTTTGGCAATGGCACCGACATTCGCGTCCTTCCGGCAGGCGGGGCGAAATTCCGGTGGGATTGGATCACATGATCGCACGATCCATCGTTCGGCCCACGGTGAACAGCATAATCGCCAACCGGCCTACGTTCTCTGAGATGGTCGGGGCCGGGGGCGTGTTGTTTTTGCCGGATCAGCACCGAGTGTATTCTGATGCAGGCACGACGCCTGCCGACTTTGGCGACACTGTGCAGCAATGGAGCGCGGCGCATGGGGGCGTCTCGGCCACGCAGGGCACAGCAGCCAATCGCATGGCGCTGGGGCGTGTGCCGGCCCGCGGCCGGGTCAACATTCTGGACGATTCCGACGATTTGTCCGAGTGGCCATCGACCTATGCGAACGTCACGCCCGCAACGCCACAAGGCGGGTATGATCTTTGGCGCATGGAGACGATGGCGGGCTTTGTCCTGGAATCTATCGCTGCAAGCAAGTCGATAACAGCGGTCGACGTGGTCGCTTACGACACGTCCCGCGACAGCGACGGCGGGGCATGGGCGACGGGCTACCCGGCGCAGATGATTGTCATCGCTGAATCGGCGGCGGTCAAAATCTATGACGGGACTGACCCCGCCTTTCCACTCCACAGCACGCTGGACTTCACAGGCTACACGGTGGCTTCTGTAAGCGCGGCTGAGGGCGTTCTGGCAGTGGGGACAAGCACGGGTCTTGCCACTTTCAACCTTGCGGGTGGCGACACAACCGTTGCGCTCGATTACACGACCGCGACTGTTCCGGCGATTGTCAATAACGCTGTGAACGATTGCGGCATGATCACACTGTCCGGCGCGCCGGCCGACCCCGCGACGGGGCTTCCTGTGCCTACGATTGTGGTGGGAACGGCCGGTGGCGTGTCTGTAATCACTGACAGCGGCGACGTGTATGACAGCGCGAAGACCACGGCGGCGACGGCTGTAACGATAGATGGCGACCGACTGCGCGTTGCGTTCAGCGATGGCGAAGTGCTGGCCTACAACATTGCGGACATTGCGGCGGACGGGTTTACCGGAGATGTTTACGGCCCGGCCACAGTTCCGGCCCTGCTGGGGACGTCCACGTCTTTGGCGAAGTCTGCATCGGGGTCCACCGCTGGCCTGACGCTGCTGTCCGAGAACGAGGCAACACCGGCCAGCGGCATGGTTGCCTACGTCGCTTCTGATTACGCCACCGGCTGGATGCCCGGCGACATCAAGGGAGCCTTCCTGTGTGACACCGACGACGCTGATCTGGTGAGCACGGACTTGGTTACGAATGGTGACTTTGCAACTGACAGCGATTGGACGAAAGGTGTTGGCTGGACGATTGGCTCCGGTGTTGCAACCCACGCCGCGGGTGCTGGGTCAGATATCGTGCAACCCGGCATTCTTGTAGCAGGCCAGGTGTATTCCCTGACGGTAGAAGTAACAGCCGTCCGGGCAACTTCTATTATGTATGTGAGTGCTGGCGGCGATATCGGAAATTTCTACAAGGTAATCGATGGTGTAGTAAGCACTGGAACAGTAACGGCAGAATTTATCGCCCCTTCAACGGGCAATTTAGCAATACGCCTTGGTGGACCCGCTGATGCTGACATAGGCAACATCTCCGTGAAAATCACGGACGCAGACCGCTCAGTCAACGGCAACTCCCTCACAGTCAACGGCACGATCACGCGCGAGCCTGTCGCGCCGGGTGCGGAATTGGTGGCCTACGGCGGATTTTCTGCGACTGACTACGCTGAGGGGACTGACCCCTCATATTCCGACGCGCTTTACGTGCTCGGCTGGGAAAAGACAGGCGACGTATACGAGTTCAAGCATGGGGTAGTGAGTGACGCGCCCATCGACGGGCTGACAATCACTGGGAACACGCTCAAGATTGCTGGGGTAAAGTGGAAATTGCGGATCCGTCTGACAGATACCGTGCCGAGCGCAGAGCAACTGGCAAAGATCGAGGCCGAAGATCTAAAGGCGTTTGAACCGAACATGGGTTGCACACTCTACGGCGGCAGCAATGAGGTGACAACACTTGAGCACGATCCCAACACAGGCTTGCTGCACGTCGGCACATCCGCGGGGTATTCATTCTTCGACGGTTTGGTGCGCGTCCAAGACACAAGCACAAGCATCGCCCATGATCAGGCTACTGGCGATCTTATTGGAAGCGTTCAACAACTTCATTCTTTGCCGTTGGGCGGGCATACGTGGCGGGCAATCGCCACTGCAAACGACGCCGACGAGATCGTTATGGCTGTGACATGCACGGGCGGCGCGCAGGTAGGCGGGGCCGGGGGATCGCAGCAAGTGGTTTTCAACACGGCAAGCGAGACATTTACGACACAACAGATCAGCGGCACACCCGTTTATGACGCAGAGGAAGTGTCGCCCGGCCTTTGGCAGATCACGTTGACCTTCGAGGTCACCACGGCGGGCGATGTATACTTCCAGCGCGCAGTCGAACTGACAGCAATCGCGGGCGTTTCGGACGGCAAGTTCGTCCTCATGGGTCAATCGCAACTGGAAGCAGGCGGCACGGCGACACCGCACCAGACGGTCGCAAGCGATTGGGATGTGATCGAAGAGGGGGCGTCGGCGCCAGCATACTTGCTGGACGACCTGACCGACGATGCCTACAGCGTCACGCCCGCAACGACGCTTAGCCATGCGTTGATCTGCACGCGCAAGGCGTCGGTTCTCGTGGCCAAGGCCATGCCCGCCGCCACACCGGTGACCTTCGGATCGGGCTGGGCCGCGTTCGATGCAGGTCTGGCGGCCGAGATTGACGACGGCGACGGCACCGCGCGGCATGTTGCGTGGATGCTGTTTTCGGAGGCACCTTCGACCGACACGCTAAATGCGGCGCTGAACCTTGTAGCGCAGCGGGGCGCCGGCCCCTTGGTGGACCTGACATGACCAGCATCAATATCGGCCGCGTTCAGCCGCGCCATCGAGGCGCCTGGGATAGTGGCATCGCCGATTACGCGCCGCCCGATATCGTCGAGCACCAGGGCGCGAGCTACTTTGCCCGCCAGGCCGTTCCAGCCAGCACCGCGCCGCCCAATGCCACCTATTGGGGCCTGATCGCGGCCAGGGGCGATGTGGGGGAGGACAGCGCGGTTCCGGGGCCCACCGGGCCGGGCGTGCCGGATGGGGGCACCACAGGCCAGGTTCTGGC